AGTGTAGTATATATATATTATATATACATCCGGTAGACTCATACATCCGGTAGAAGACTCTTAAACGTATAGAAGGATACCCCATACAAGGGGTATCCGTACAGTATAGACACTAAGGCCTCATCGGCCACCAAGCATCCGCATCATACGAGGGTCCATCTGAGGCCGCGGTGATACCTGAGGCCGAGTTCCCGGGCCGCCCGTAGGCGCACTTGTATATCTCGTACCGCCGCCAGCACTTTGCATCCGCTTATTTAGCAGCATCTGCTGAATCTGGGGAGGAGTGTTTGGAGCTAGTTGCCCTTGGCCACCCGGCACACCACCCTGAGCCCCCGGGAAGTCCCCTGATGCCAAGCGCCGCTGCATGTCGGCTTGATTCTGCATAGCGTTCATCTGCTGCCGCATGTCTGGCGTCATCGAGGCAATTTGTTGAGGGGTCATCGGGCCCATTGGGGTCATCTGCGGCTGCTGCTGCATGGCCTGCATCCGCTGCATCATCTGCATCATGCCGGGGTCCATCTGGCCGGTCTGCTGTCTCTGCATCGCCAATGAGCCAAGACCCATTTGCGTGGGCTGAGGGGTTGCAGAGGCACCACTGCGGTAATTCTGAAACGCGCTCACAAGAGCTGGGTCATAAGACCCGCCCTCAAACTGCACAGGGTTGCGGAACTCGTTCGTGGTGGGGCCCATCATGCCCGACCTTGCAAACTGATCGATGGTCATCTGGCCGGGAGCCACAGAGTTGGGATCGAACGGTTGAGGCGCATTAACCACCCCGCCCTTCCCACTGCTAGGTGCCGCACTTTGTCGCGACGGAGCTCTTGCTGCCATCTGCCCTATCTGAGGCATCATCTGCGCCATGCCTCTCATCTGTCCTGCTCCAGCTCCCATGATGAATCTCCAATAGGGTCCCTGATACAGGCACCCTACACCAAGAAATGCCCTCTGTCACATGGGCTGGGTTGGAAATTGTCAGGGAGCAAATGAGCACGGGGCACCCGTGGTCTTTTGTGAGCTGATAAATTCCAAGCACTAACATGCACGTCAGGACTATCGCTGGCTTCCACATCCCACGATGGGGAAGCATAGTCTAAAAGCGACATAAATCACCACAATTCAGGGTCTAACCCCCGTGTTTTCGGAGACCAGTGTCGTTTTTAGGACATTTTGGTAAAAATATAGGGGGGTGGGGGTGCAAAAACACAATTAAATCAACAAGATAGGGGTGCCTATTTGTGTAACACGTTGATATTGTGGGAAAAATGTGGGGGGAGGGGTGTTTGAGGGGAACATGGTCATCGTTTGAGGGGAACATCATGTATGTGTCCAGCCGGGCCGCCGTCGATCAGCGGGGGGTTGGGGGTAGGTGGGGTCCGCGGGTGGTCCGTTCCCTCTTGCGCCCGCCCCATGACCCACCACTGACAGCCATCACACCCTGCACCGCACCGCTCATGCAGTGCTGCAGTGCGCCTGACAGGGCCGTCACACCATGTGCAGCTCACCATCAGGCCACCATGGCCACCATCGATGGGCCGTGCGCTTGATAGGAGAGCCGCCAGAGGGCCATCTATGGGTTGGCCTAGGTCACCCTACCTGACAGCACACATCGCGCTGTACGGCTCGCCCCTGCAACACACCGCACAGGAGGGGGAGGGGGGGGGTCTTTTCCCCGGCTACCCTGTCAGCCCCAGCCTTGCCAGCTTCTCAGCGATGGACCGCTCGATGTCAGCCGTGCTGCGATCTGTCTTGTCTTCGATCTCGATCTGCTCAGTGAACAGGCCAGCGGTCTTTCCCAGTAGCTCATTGGCCCTGACCTTGACGCTCTCAGCGGTCGCGTTGTCGGCCAGCTTTTCCAAGCGCTGAAGGACGCGTTCTGCCCGGTTGACTGCCAACATGCGCCGTTGGTCTTCTTTCTCAGCATTCAACGATTTAACCCGCAGGGAAACATTAGGGTGGGTCAGCAGCCTTGACGCTTCTACCCTGATGGCCTCTTCCGACATCGCCTGAGCTTCATACGCTGACTTGTAGGCTGCTGTCAGTGACATGCCGGACACCACCGCCTCAGCAAACGCTTCCTGCTTGGACGTGAGACCCAGAAGCAGGTTCTTCCCTGACTTGCGCCTTGTCCCGGTAGGCGATGCACCCTTGGATGTTCCAACGCTCCCTCCATTGGTTGGCTTTGCCTTTGGTGATGCAGTGTCTGTTCCTGCTACGACCGCAAGGTGTCGCTTCGCTCGGATCGGGCGCGAACCCTTGGCGGGCTTGGGGGTCTCTTCGATGTCATCCGTCATGCTGTGATCCTCATCTGGTGCAGGCACAAACGCCTGTGATCTGTCCCTGAAAGATACCACCCGACAGGACCAATTGCACCTGCATGTCGCTGCGCTCGGGGACGCCAGAAACCGGACACAAAAGGGCGGGCTTTAACCCCGGCACCACATGGCACACAACCCATTGATATCACTGCACAATCACAAAACGAATCACCCCACGAATCACCCCAGAAATCACCCTCTTTCGGCCAGCGCAGAACGAGGACCAAACCATACCAACACCACACCAGCAGCATACCAAGACAATACCAATGTGTTGCACCAACGACACACAATGGTCGATATGGTCGATAAAATGCACCAAACGACATCAAAGTGCATCTGAACCCAATTGACAGACAGTCTGTGCAAATGGCCTACATAGGGCGTACCCAGTGACCTGTTACCGATTACCGCTCTTTGACATCGTTGGACCGACACACCCCTAGCCGCGAGGCGATGATGGGGCCGGGGATAGCCCCGGCAGTGTGACACCTTCCGGCCACGCCCTAGATGGGCAGGCCCGATTGGCAGGACCGCACCTGAGACTGACAACGCGCCACATGGCGTGACGCAGGGAAAGCAGGGTGCGCTGATGGCTGATCTGGGGGCGCGGCTCTAGCCCGTGGATACGGGACACGGCAGGACACACTGAAAAAGCTCAATTGAACAATTTGAGCATCCGGCACTGCCGGGTGTTCTGGTGGTTCAATAGTGCCAGTGAACAACAACCAACCGAAAGGAAACAACATGTCATCGACCATGATCCTGCAGAACGCCGCCCGCATCCTTCGCGCATCGTATCCCGGTGCAGCAGAACGCTGTGCTGGCCTGATCGAAACCTACGCCATCCGCGAGGGCGTCACCATGGCAGAGGCTGAGCGCCGCGCACATGAGGTGGCAGCATGAACAACCCCATCTTGGACGCGATCAAGGTCGCATCCCGCGAACAGCTATACTTCGACCTGACGGTCACCCTGACCAACGGGCAAACCTTTTTCGGTGAACCCGGAAAAGAGGGCCAAGTGTTTGTGCTGGATCACAACGGTGACACCCGACACATCTTTTTCAACCCGGACCACATCCTGCACGTTGAAGTGCATTGGGGTGGACGCGACACCGAATGACCCTTTGGTGTCCAGCCCTGCGGGGCTGGCATCCAAAAGGCCAACAAAACTGAGGAGAAAACCATGACCAAAATCGAGTACCTTCGCCGCCTGCACGACATCGCCTATCAGGCCAACCTTGCCGACACCGACCGCGCGGAGGGATGGCAGCGGGCGTCGATGGCAAGCACCCACGTCAACCCCATCCTAGACATCGTCGAAAGCATGATGTCGCCCCCTCAGTACCAGATGTTTCTGGACTGCTTTGGTGACTTCGCCAGCATCGTTGCTGGCCTGCGTGAGGAGGCCTGAGATGACCTATTACGAAAGCGCCGAGGGCGTCATGGTCACCCGTGACCGCGCCCTGAAAGAGATTGCCGACCATGGCCTGAGCGATGAGATCGGCACGTTCATCGACGATCTGGGCGACCGGGAAGAGTACCCGGCGCAGGACGTCCTGCAGTGGCTGGGGTACTGACATGATCCGAAAGATGGAAATATTCAAAACGCAGGCCGAGGCTGAGGCTGAGGGCCAGCGCAGCAAGGCAATGCTTGGGCCGGGGTACGGCTACACCTACACGGTGTGGCAGTCCGGCGACGTGTGGATGCTGCAGTCGTCCCGCTATTCGTCCTGCGACTGACCTACTGGTGACCTGCCCCACGGGGCAGGCATCCTGTGTGCCAGTGCAATCAATCAACCCATGGAGACCTATCATGTCAAAAATCGTCTACGCAGCCCGCACCATCGAACTGTCCCAGTACGGGCAGGCCAAGCCCGTTTCCCTTCCCACCCTGCCCTTCTGAGGATCGCCATCATGCCCATCATGCATCCCATCGCCAACCTGAACGGCACCAGCCGCGAGAAACTGATCGACACCCGCCTAGCCGCCGTCCGCGCCCTGCGCGATGCGATGAAGGCCATGCAGGAGCTTAGCCCGCACATGCGGGACTACCTAGGCAACAGCGGCATCGAAGCGTGGCAGGCCGACCGAAACATTTACATCGCACGGTTCAGCGCGTTGGATGCCATGGCCAACGACCTCATCGATGAGGCGCTGAGCCTGCAAGACCACCCATGACTGGATCATCGGTGTGCCACCCTGCGGGGTGGCCATCCCATGCTTCGGGTCCGCAGAAGATCAAAGAGACCTCAACCCAAGGAGACTACCATGAACAGCACCACCATCGACCGCGCAGTGTTCGACGAGATCGCCACCCGTGAGACCTCGATCACCAACCTCAAAGGCGAGGCGAAGGAACGCACCGCTGAGGCCAACGGCCAGAAGATCGGTGCCTATTCGGCCCTGATCGCAGGCCTGTCCGGCCAGAAGCTGGTCAAGGGCAACCTGCCCCGCGCCATCGCCAAGCAGGTGTACAAAGGCCTGATCGAGGACGCAGGCGTCAAGGAGGCGACCGCCAAGCGGTACCTTGAAAACTCTGTCGGCGCACTGCGTGTTCTGGACATCCCAACGCAGGCCACCCCCGCGCTGGTCAAGGCGATCTTGGACAGCGAGAACATCGACAGCGAGAACAAGCTTGCCAAGGCTGTGAGCGGTGAGAGCGACAAGGACCCTATGGTGATCATGGCCGAGAACCTGATCGGCAAGTTCACCACCCGCAAGGACGATGACGGCAACCGTGTGCAGGGCGTGTTCAAGCCCAGCAAGTACGAGCAAGAAGACTGGGACCGCTTCGAGGATGCCATGCGCGAACTGAAGGCTGCGCGGGCCGCAGCATCGGACGCAGCGCAACAGGCTGAGCTTGAGGCGCAGCGCGCCAACGATCTGGCAAACGAGGTGTTCAACAGCCTGTGATGCATCGGTGCGGGGCGGTGATGCCGCCCCCATCCCATGCACCAATCAAGGAGGAAAGCATGAAGAAGGAAGAATGGAAGAGCGAACCTGTGGTCGTCCTGACTGTCGTTCAGGCCAAGGTGGCGCTTGAATGCATCGACAACGACATCAGCCACAGCGACCACGGCGACAGGCCAAACTACACTGACGTGTCAGAACTGATGTTCTACCTGCAGCGGGCAGAGGTGCGGCAGCGCCTGTTCACCGCCATCAGGGCGGCGGAATCTAACCTGTGACAAGCAACAACTGAAACCTGAGGAGAAAAACAAATGGCTATCGCGAAGAAAGAGACCACAGAGCTACACATCGACCGCCTCAAGCAGGGCCGATTGACCCTACGCATGGTCGGATCGACCCCGCTGTACTTCAACAGCATGAGCGTGAAGGCAAAGCGCGACCTCTTGCTGGGGTCAACCCGCAAGACCAAGGCTGAGCGTGTGAACCTCAAGCACCACCCAGAACAGGAGTTTCGGGACAGCATGTACCGCAAGGCCACCGGGGAAACGCTCCTGTGCTTCCCTGCACCGGGCGTCAAGGGTGCCATGGCCACCGCTGCACTGGCAACGGCAGGCATCACCAAGGTGGATGTGCAGCGCCTGATCTTCCTGCCTGAGATGCACATTCAGGTGTGGGGCAAGCCCTACCTGAAGATGGACGTTGTCCGGTCGGCTGACATGAACAAGACCCCGGACGTGCGGACGCGGGCATACCTACCACGCTGGTGTGCTGAGGTCACGGTGGCATTCGTTCAGCCCACCCTCAACGCGCACTCGATTGCGTCGATCCTGACCAACGCTGGAACCATCATCGGCATCGGTGACTTCCGTCAGGAGAAGGGCAAGGGATCGAACGGTTGCTTCACAGTGATGGGTGACGAAGAGACCTCGCCCACGTGGGACGATCTGATGAACGAGGCGCGGGATGTGCAACAGCATGCATTCGACAACCCTGAGCCTGCGGATCACGACACGGCAGAGCTTCTTGGGTTCTACCATGACGAGGTCATGCGCCGCTCTGCGTGATGCGGTGTGCGTGGGGCGGTGCAAGCCGCCCCATGTGGTCAAGGATGGCGGTCTCGGTGTGTCTTGGTGCGGCGTGGTATTGCGCGGATCGGTTGGGATCGGCGGTTCTGGTCTGGCTTGTTAGGGCCGGGTGAGGCGAGGCGGTCAAGGTTCGGTGTGTCCGGGTGCGTCTAGTTGCGGCGCGGCTCGGCAGGGCTAGGCGGTCAGGGTTCGGTGTGTTCGGGTGCGTCTAGTCGCGGCGCGCCTAGGCGGTCTAGTTTCGGTTAGGTCGGGTTCGCTTAGGTTGGGCGGTCCCGGTTAGGCACGGTCAGGCTAGGCGCGGCGGGGCGCGGCGAGGCGGTCGAGGCATGTCATGGCGTTGGTTGGTCATGGCACGGTCAGGTCTGGTCAGGCGGTCGAGGCATGTCTGGGTTAGTCCCGGATCGGCGAGGCGGTCTAGGCGGGGTCCGGCAACGCGGGGTTAGGCGGAGCAGGGCGCGGCCTGACGGTCAAACGCAAGCACAAGGTCCATGGGTCGATGATCCATGGACCTTTTTTCATCAACACAGGAGAGAGAAGATGTCGGGTTTTCCCACAAAAGAACGTCAGCGGATCGTTGACGAATACCTGCAGGCCACCGGGCGCAACATGTTTGTGCCGGGTGAGTTTGTGGATTGGCTGAAGGGCCAGCCAAAGCATGAAGCATACCCGTGGTTCTACGGGATGACGGACGGCGATGCGGCGCGTCAGTGGCGCATCGATCTGGCGCGGCGCATGGCAAGCGGCCTGCGGATCGTGGTGCGGGACGAGGAGCCGGAGACAAGCACCATCGTGGTGCGCGAGTACCCTGCATTCGTGTCGCCCGTCGATGGCCGCAAGGATGGCGGTGGCTATGCACCGTTCGACCCACGGTCAGAGATCGATCAGGCAGAGCTTCGCCGTCAGGCTGCGGTGTCCCTGACATCGTGGCTCAACCGTTACCGTGGGTGCGCCGAAAACATCGGTGTGGATGTCAGCCCGCTGGAAGAGATCGCGGTGTCACTGCGTGGCGTGGAGGCGGTGTGATGCACTGGAACTATCGCCTTGTGAACACCCCGTCAGAGAACGGCGGAGATGATTGGTTCGAACTGAAGGAGGTGTTCTACAACGATGACGGAACCCTGATGGGCTTCGCTGATGCCTGCATCGGCGGTGACACCCTCGACGAGGCCCGCCACACCTTCAACAAGTACATCTTCGAGGGGGTGGGCAAGCCCGCCCTGCATGAGGATGACTTCAAGAATGCAAGCTTCAAAGGGGAGGATGAGTGATGCGCTGGCTGTTCATCTGGCAGGGCGAGGACCTGAGCATGGCATACGAGGTCTACTCATGTGCCACCAAGGACGAGGCCGCATTGCGGTTCAAGTCCGACAACCCGGACGCCTTCGCCTTCGCGGTGATAGGCGGCAATGACTTTGGCGTAGAGGAGTTTCACGCATGACCGAATGGAACTTTGACATCGAGGAGGCACCCCGTGGGACGTGGAGCATCGTCTCGCAGCCAGTGGGTGAGAATAGAACGCGAAATATAAAGGTGTTCACGCCTGACCTGATCATCGCGGCAGCAAACGGCGGCATCGTCACGATCAGCCGCTGGGTCCCAGACAAGCTGAAGAAGGGGGAGAAGCGGGAGCTTCGCCGCGATGAGGGGCGGTGGATGATGTTCACCCGTGAAGTGCCACCCTTGGCATGGATGCCCATGCCCAAGCACCCGGACGCCAAGTGATGGCGCGGTGGGAGCTTGTCTGCACGACAGAAGACGATGACCTCGGCGCGTTCCTCGACCTCGTGGGGTTGAGGGACGTGGCCAAGGAGCAACCGAAACAACCGACACAGCGCAAGGCCTGCCCCAAGGCGGAGACCAGCGACTGGTACAAGCAAGGCAAGGAGTGCCCGTTTTGAATGAAGAACAAGACCTAGGGGAGGTGGTCGCCTTGGCACTCAACATGCTGCCAGAGGAAATGACGGCAGATGAGGTCACTGCGTTGGTCCTGACCATGGTCAACGGTTACCTCGGCAACAAGACAATAATCGGGGTCGGTGTCCTCCTGAGCGCTGCAGTGACCTTCGCGCAGGAGAAGGGCTACCGGAATGAGAACATCGCAAAGCTTCTCGTCGCGACTGCCGCGATGCTCATAGATCGCAATGACGGCGACACGCTGCACTGATATGGACGCAGCCATCATCCCAATCGTCTTCCTGATCGTCATCGTCGTGTTCGGGGCGATCCTTGAGAATTTCTTTGGCGGGTGATCGCCAAAGTTCAATCGAACTTTTCAGCGCCTGAGGAGGCAACCATGAAGATTTCCCAAGCTATCCAGATCACCAGTGAAGCAGTCAAAGCACAACTCGACGCCCTCGCAACGGGCAAATGGCGAGCCGCCGACATGATCATCCCATACTGGGAGGGCGCACCGGGCCTTGGCAAGACCGAGGGCCACAAGCAGGTGGCCCAGCGCCTTGGCCTTGATGTCATCACCCTGATCGGCTCGCAGTATGACCCGGCAGAGCTTGCAGGGTGGGCGCTGCCCATCGAGGGATCGGACGAGATGAAGCGCAGCAAGCCCGACTGGTGGCCGGACGGATCGACCCCCACCATGCTGTCTCTCGACGAGCTACCGCAGTCCACCACCGCAGTGCAGAACATCTTCGCACAGCTCACCAACGAGCGCCGCATTGGCAAGCGTCAGCTTCCCGACAACGTGGCCATCGTGGCGGCAGGCAACCGACTGTCGGACAAGGCTGGCACCAGCGCTATCCCGACCCACCTGCGTGACCGCATGATGTTCCTGCCCGTCGAGGCTGACCTCGAGGATGTGGTCGCCTACCTGTCGCGCAACGGTGGCGATGAGCGCGTGTGCGGCTACCTTCGCGCACGTCCTGAGTACCTGCACAAGTTCGACCGCGACCAGACGGCATGCCCCTCGCCCCGCTCATGGGACCGGGTCAGCACGATCCTGTCCCGGTTCAACGTCGATCCCCTGTGCATGTCCTACTCCATCGCAGGACAGGTCGGCACTGAGGCTGCGTCTGACTTCCAAGTCTACCTGAAGGTCACATCGCAGATGCCCGACATCGACGGCATCATCGCCAACCCACAGCGGGCAGAAATCCCAAGCAACCTGTCGATCCTGCATGCCGTGTGCGCTGCGCTGGCCAAGCGCATGTCGGACATCAACGCGGATCGCATCATCGCCTACATGAAGCGCCTGCCTCAGCAGGAGTTCGCTGCCTTCATCATGAAGGACGCCATCAACCGGGATGCCGAGTTGAAGAAGTCCAACGCGGTGCGGCAGTGGGTCCTGACCGAGGGCAAGGCACTGATCCTCTGACACCATCACACAGGAGGCATCAATGGATGCACAGTTGAAGATCAGCCGCTGCAAGACGCGGCTCTTGCTCCAGCAGCCCTTCTGGGGTTCGCTGGCCATGGCCACGGAGTTCATCGAGGACAACTCCATCCCCACCATGTGTACCAACGGCAGGTGGATCAGGTGGAACCGTGCGTTCACTGACAAGATGACCGAGGAAGAGACCCTCGGCGTCATCGTCCATGAGCTGGCACACAAGGCGCTGAAGCACATGCTACGGCGCGGCACACGCGATGCGAAGAAGTGGAACTACGCCACCGATTACACCATCAACCTGATCGTCATCGACGAGGGGTTCAAGCTGCCATCGGATGGACTGTTCGACCGCAAGTATCAGGGCATGA